AGAGAATACTGCAACCGAATATAAGACATTTGTAGTAGATGTCGTACCACTAACTGATTTACACTATGGCTAAAAAACCTTACTATCCTAATAACTGGTCTAAATATAAGAATATGCCAGATGAATTCTTTGAAACTATAGACTATGAAGAGTTTATGGAATGGAAATTAGATGGATGGGAATTACCTTCATCTATCTTTATGATAATCCGTGAACAGAACTATATTACTGGTTTAGTAGAAGAACATATCTATCGTAATCCAGTTAAAGCTAAGGAAAAGTTATACCAGTTAATTGATAGTGCACATAGTGATTTTACTATATGTACTAATAATGAACTAAGACATCTACCATTAGATGATAAACAACTATTAAAACTATTAGAGGAGCCACCAAATCATGAGAAAACTTGATGATGTTTATACATATTATAAACAAGCTATGGATACATTAGAAAGAGATCATCCTAATTATGATGAAGTTAAAAGTCTATTATTTTCACAAGTAAATGATGAACTCGACGATATCGACTCCTACAATCGAAGAGGTAGAAGAGCAAGTTAAATTAGAGAAGGAAGGATTAAAACAAGGAGTCAAACGATTAAACGATCAAACACTTAAACTTGAGGATCAATCCTATGCTTCAGCTTCTATTTATGGTATATCTTCTATACATTCTTTACTTCCAAAGTTAATAAAGAGAATTGATGATACTAATCTTAGGATACATAGAGGATCTAATGGTAGATCATTTAAAGAGATACATAAGTATCTTAAAGATATAGATTCACAATCAGCAGCGGTTATTGCCTGTAAGATTACATTTGATAAAGTATTTGGATATAAAGATGGATGTAATCAAGCAATTAAGGTATGTGAAGCAATTGGACGTGCACTAGAAAATGAGTGTCAAATGAGACATTATACAACTCATGCACCTGGATTGTTAAATACATTGAAAAAGAACTACTGGCATAGAGCAATAGGAACCAACCAGAAACTCGTTGTAATAAAGACATTAATGAATCGTTATGATGTTAAACAATGGACAACCTGGCAAGAACGTATTCGTATTAAATTAGGTGCTTGGTTATTAGAATGTATCATGGAATCAAGTAATTGGTTTATGAGACAAACTATACGTCAAGGACGAAAGACTAACACCTTTGTTGTCCCTACCCCAGAATTTATGGACATCAAAGATGAAGTAATGGCTAATGCAGAGTTATTTGCACCTTTAGCTTGGCCTATGTTAATACCACCTAAAGATTGGAGTAATGAATCAGCTGGTGGATATATGCTTAATGAAGTTATGCATGGTCATGATTTGATCAGGCGTTCTAACGGGGACCCTATACAGGGAGAAACTCCACTAGCATTTCTCAATAAAATACAGAAGGTTGCATACAAATTGAATCCTTTTGTAGTTGACGTTGCAGAGACGCTACAAGCTAAGCAAATTAGTATAGGTAAGTTTCTACCGATTATTCATTATGACCTACCTCCAAAGCCCGTAGACATAGCGGAGAATAAGGATTCAAGGAAATCATATAGGAGGCAAGCAGCCGAAGTAATGAATAAGAGAGCAGCAGAGTTCAAGAGATCCTGCCGCACTAGGATGACTATGGAAGCTGTTGAGAGGTTTAAGAGTCGTTCTAAATTTTATATACCATGGTCTTTTGATTATAGGGGTAGGGCTTATCCAATACCTGCATATTTAACACCGCAGGACACTGACTTCGGTAAATCATTACTTAGATTTGCTGATGAAACATACATCACAGGACAGGGATGTAAGTGGTTAGCTTTTCAGTGTGCTACTACTTATGGATTAGATAAAGCCACTATACAAGAAAGATTAGATTGGGTTTCAAGGAATATGTCGTTGATTATTCGAGTAGCTAAGGAACCTATTGATAACCTTAGTGAATGGGAAGCAGCAGACGAACCTTGGCAATTCCTTGCTTCATGTGAGGAATATTACATGGTATGTATAACTAAACAACGTAAAACTACAGGCTTATGTGTAGCTACAGATGCTACATGTAGTGGTTTACAAATACTAGCAGGATTAGCTAGAGATAAAAAGACTGCACAACTTGTTAATGTATTACCTTCTGATAGACCACAAGATGCATATCAAGTAGTAGCTGATACTGCTAAACCTAATATACCTGAACATTTACATAAAGTATGGGATAGAAAGTGTGTTAAACGTACTGTTATGACCATACCTTATAATGCTAAACCATTCTCTAACAGATCCTACATTAAGGATGCACTAAAAGAGAAAGGAGTAGAAATAGAGAAAGAAGATCTCACAATCACAGTTCAGGCTGTAAGAGAAGCTATGGGTAAAATAGTACCTGGTCCTATGGCAGTAATGAAATGGATAGAAACTGAAGTATCTAAAGCTATTAAACGTGGAGCTACAGATTTAGAATGGGTTACACCTTCTGGTTTTGTAGTTAATCAACATATAATGCTTAAAGAAAAAAAGAATATAAAACTACAGCTATTAGGTGAATGTCAATTGAAAATAGCAGTTGACAAAACTAAAGTAGATTTGCACAGACATAAAGCTGCTACTGCCCCTAATCTAATTCACAGTTTAGATGCTAGTTTATTACATTTAGGTATTACTCGTTTTAATAAACCCATAGCTTTAATCCATGACAGCGTTCTCACACGAGCGGTTGACATGGATGAATTATCTGCTATAATAAGGGAAACGTACATGCACTTGTTTGCTGAACGTGATTACCTTAAAGACTTTGCTTCACAAATTGGAGCAGAGACCGAACCACCGATTATTGGTGACTTAAAACCAGAGTCGGTTATTAATTCCACTTATTTTTTCTGTTAATGTCAAACAAAAACATTCACGTAACTGACAACGTAAAACTTGAAGGATTCCAAGCTATCCTAAAACCAGGTAAGTTTGGTTATTCTCTCTCGGCTGTTGTAGATGATAAACTCATTGGAGAGTTAGAATCTGAAAGAAAAGAAGTCCTTAAATGGGCTGAATCAAAGTTAAAGAATCCTCGTAGATCTACATTAAAACCTACACCATGGGAGGAAGTAGCTAAAGGTAAAACTAAAGTTAAGTTCTCTTGGAGTGAAGATAAGAAACCACCTGTTGTAGATACTGAGGGTACACTACTAACAAATACGGAGACACCGTTATATGGTGGGACTACTGTTAAACTTGGTTTTTATCAAAAACCTTATATACTTAAGGATGGAGTTACCTATGGTAGTTCTCTTAAGTTGGTTGGCGTACAGGTTGTTGAATTAAATAATGAAGCTGGTGTTAATACAGATGAATTGAGTACTGATCAAGTATCAGAATTATTTGGTACTACTACAGGATTCAAAGCTACTGAAGATACTACACCTTGTTCAGTGGAGCCAGTAGATGACGAAGAAGACTTCTAAGTTTAGATCTAAGTTAGAGAAACAGATAGCTAAATTATTAGAAGGACTTGGAGTATCATATGAATATGAACAACATCAAGTTGGCTATACTATTCAACATCATTATTGTCCTGATTTTGTATTACCTAACCATGTATATTTAGAAGCTAAGGGTTATTGGGCAGCAGCAGATCGACGTAAGATACTTGCTGTTAAAAGAGATAATCCAGATATAGATTTAAGGATGGTATTTCAAGCACCATATAATACCATCTCAAAGAAAAGTAAAACTACTTATGCTCAATGGTGTGAAAAGCATAAGATACCATGGAGTCATTTCCATGATATTCCACTCGACTGGTTAATATGAAGTTAGAAGAAGGCGAATTTGTAAGACATATGCCTTGTGATAAATGCGGGTCATCAGATGCGAACTCATTGTATTCTAATGGCTCTGCATTTTGTTATTCATGTAGGTCTTACACACCCGCAGAGGGTATAAATCTTAATTCACAATCACCTAGGAAAATGTCAAATGTTCAACTTAAAGGAGAAGCCCAAAGACTTAACAAACGAAGAATATCTGAAGAAACTTGTAGAAAATTCAGGATTCTCAGAGATGGCAATACTTTACGCTTTCACTACTTTGGAGCTGATGGAACGCTCCAAGGTGTAAAAATAAAAACTAAACAAAAAGATTTTAGATATGAAGGAGTTTCCACTGATACTTTATTCGGCCAGCATCTCTTCCCTACTACTGGTAAACTTATTGTTGTTACTGAGGGTGAATTAGACGCTGCTAGTTGTTATGAAGTTATGGGTAAGTGGCCCTATGTATCCTTACCACATGGAGCCGCATCTGCCAAAAAGGATATACAGAAACAAATCCCGTTATTCCAAGGATATCAAGATATTGTATTATTCTTTGATAATGATGAACCAGGTAGGAAAGCTGCAGATGAAGCGGCTACGGTATTACCTCCAGGTAAGGTCAAGATTGCCCGTATAGAGGGTTATAAAGATGCTTCTGAGGCATTACAAGCAAAAGATACAGAGGCCATTAGAAGGGCCATATGGGACGCTAAGCCATATAGACCTGACGGTATAATAGATGGAAAGAATTTATTAGAATTAGTAACAACACCACAGAAACCATTTGACCATGAATACCAATTTGAAGGACTCAACAAGAAACTACACGGAATTAGATATGGGGAGCTTACAACGTTTACTGCAGGTTCTGGTTCAGGAAAAACCAGTCTCATGCGATCAATTGCTGCTGACCTACTCACGAAAGGAGAACATGTCGGTATCATGGAACTTGAAGCAAGTAATAAAAGAACAGCACTTGGATTGATGTCCACAGCTGTTGGACAAGCTTTACATATTGAGGAACATGACAAACGAGAACTCGAAAAACATTTTCGTAATACCCTTGCTAATTGGAATCTTTACCTTTTTGACGGCTTTGGTTCTTTTGACCCGGACGTTATTTACAACAGGATCGAATATCTTGCCAGTGGATTGGAATGTCGTGTTATATTCCTTGATCACTTAAGTATATTATTATCTGGTTTAGATGGTGATGAAAGACGAATGATAGATACAACCATGACTAAGTTAAGATCATTAGTAGAGAGAACAGGTATAGCATTATTTTTAGTATCACATTTACGGAGAAGTAATAATGATAGGACTTCGCACGAAGAGGGAGGGAAAGTATCACTCAGCCAACTCAGAGGGTCTCATTCAATTGCTCAACTTAGCGATCAAGTCATCAGTTTGGAACGAGACCAACAAGCCGAAACTGAACGAAGTTATACGACTGTTAGAGTCCTTAAGAATCGTTATTCTGGCGAAACAGGAATAGCTTGTCGTTTAGATTATGATTTATCCACTTGTCAATTTACAGAACATGAAATTACGCCCAAATTCAACCCGTCCACGGATTTTTGATGGAGGTTATGAACATCCATGGTATCAATACGCAGATAATATTTTAAATAAACCTAACCCACCTAGTAAAGAGGCAGTTAAACGTGCCAAGTTTGTTGACAAAACCTACCACTGGAAACCTGACGATAATATTCGATCTAGAAACAAACGGACTGCTAAATGATTCTACTAAGATACATTGTATTGCTTTACACTTTTTAGAAGAAAATCGTACTGAAACATTTAATGATGAATCTTATTCACAATCAGCTAAGGAGTTACCGATGGGTAGTAATTACTCAATTACAACGGCAATCGGGTATCTCGAAGTGGCTGATACTATCATTGGTCACAACATTATCGGCTTTGATATACCTGTCATTAAAAGGCTCTATCCTTTCTTCAATCCTGTTGGGACTATTGTTGATACTTTGTTGTTATCTAGGTTATATACTCCGCATTTATTCGATATAGATAGTAAGAAACAATGGATACCTAAGAAATTATATGGTCGTCATTCATTAGAAGCTTGGGGTCAAAGATTAGGAGAATATAAAGGAGACTTTGGACATACAACAGATTGGAAAGAATGGAGTAAAGATATGGAAGAATATTGTAAACAAGATGTTAATGTGACAAAAGAACTATGCAACTATTTCCACCACTACCTAGTTGGGTCAAATTCGAGCATGAAGTAGCACAAATCTTAACAGAACAGGAACAACATGGATGGTTTTTTGATGAGCAAGC